TGTCTCCTATTCTGGTACTGGTACCCACCAGTGCCTACAGTTGTATCCACCTCGTACACGGAACGGATCGCCGGACTTCTTACCGGCCCAGCTTTCGCCCCATATCTCGTATATCTCGTCGGTCGTGTATTCCTTGCCGACATGACCACGACAGAATGGACGTGTGCTTTCTATTGTATCGCCTTCGTACCTAAATTTGGTAATGCCTGCCTCTGCCGCCGCCGCCTGCTGTAGGCTAGAGCTAAACTCGAACAAGGCATCATGTAGCATCGTCTTAGAGTATCGTTGCAGGTCAGCGTCAAGCAACCCGTTAAGCTCACTTAGGCTGGCTGAGAAGGGCGTACCCGACAGGGTGTTGTTGTACACCTGCTGATATAACGCCTCTACAAACTCATCTGCTAACTGCTCATGGCCGGTAAAGCTAAACTGCTGTAGCTGGCCGATGACACTTTGCGGCACTCTGAACGCCGCGAACTGCTCCATGAACTCGCCTGTCAACGCTACCGCATCAGGGTACTCACGGATGATGTCATCAATGACAGTCAGGTATTCGTCACGGACAAGCCCGTCGATCTGTGTCCGAAGTGCTAAGGCCGCATCAAGGTCAAACAGTTGACCGTCGCTCAATGGTAGGCCAGCCATCAAGTCAGTCAGTCCACGCCGTAACTGCTCTATAGCACGTAAAAGGCGACGCTCATGGTTAGAGGTCGCCCCTGCTAGTGCTTTGGTTAGCTCTTCACTGTCCATCAGTTACGGTTTGAACTCGCTCGACAAGCGCATCACCACCGGCAACATCTTCAAGGCCGATCTTCTCGCGCACCTCGTTAGGCGTCACCATGCCACTATCAATGTGGTACTTGTAAATCTGCGTCTCTTTGGTGAAGTCGCCGACCGCTGTTGTAGCCTCTTCAATCTCAGCGTGTGCCTGTGCAAGCACTTGGTCATCAAGCACAAGGTCTGCGATCTGCTTATCAATCTCACGCAACAAGGTGACGGACTTAACGCCACTGGCTCGCGTCTTCTGCAAGAACTCAAGCTCTGTCCCGTAGTCACGAATGTCAAAGCTGTCAGGATAGCTGACCTCTACCTCGTGCAGGTTGTGACCCTGCCACCGACACCACAACTCCCATAACTGCTCTTCGGCCAGCTCAAGGATGTCGGCCTTTTCTGCTAGCTTGGCGTTCAGCATCTGGAACTCTGTTTGCATAGCCACGCCTGACTGCGTCATTGCCTCTGTGCCGCGTACTGCGCCCATGTGGGCCATCCTATTGATCGAGTCGATCTTGTCCTCTATCGAGGCTCTGATGGCGTCTAGGTTAGCCCCAGACGGTTGCATCTGGTACGGCTTTAATCCTGCGTCAATGTCATCGCTAATATTGATGACTGCACCGGCACCGGCAGTCGCATCAGTGTCGAAGGTCTTAACGAGTGTCGGGTGGTTAGAGATGCGGATAAGCTGTTCGATTTCCGATAGCTCTTGGTAGATCGCCTGTTGCATATAGCTGATGTCAGAGATGTCGCTGATACCAATTCCACGAACGATTGACCGGTTAGCCGGTACGTTGACCGCCGGTATTTTGCCGATAGGGTTGTCGATAGTCTCAACGATCGTCGCTTCGTCACCAAGGTAACGGATAAGCTGTATCTGCTCTTTGGTCCAAATGCGAAAATACGTTTCAGTCGTTGTGCCATCAATGCGGTTTACCGACTCGCGCACCTTCATGTAGGTCAGCTCATGGCGACCGCTGGGCATACGCTCGTACTTCCAGTCGTAAACATTCTCAGGCGTGACCAAAGTGACGTATGGCCGTATCTCTTGATCTAGCTCTTCGGCTCTAGTGCTTGCCGTCGATTGCGGCTTGTCCAAGAATATCCAGACGTGACCGTACACGCTCGACCATATCTGAGATTCACGCATGAAGCTGTTAAAGTTCTGGCCGTCGAGGTTGGCGTCCTTGATGAAGGCGATAAGGTCTGCACTGCCTTCCATCTGTTGGAAGTTGCGAGTAGGCGGCTGACGCCATAAGAACGATGAATAAACGTGGACCACGTTGCGGCAGTGGTTGTCCAAAGGGGTCAAAGCCAAGCGACGCGAGTATGCGTTTTTGTCTTCATTGAGGTAGCTGGTCAGGTAGGAACCATCACGGTAATCCTGTCCACCCATGTATGACCGAACATAGAACTCCCAGCGGTCTAAATTGTTTTCGTAATCGGGATGCTGGTACTCAATATCTTCGTAATACATTTACGTCCACCTCTGCGGGGCTTGCGGCTTGTTGGCCTTGCGTATGGGGAATAGATATTCAACGGCATAGCCCAGTGCGTCATTCATGTGATCGAAGCCATCCTTCTCTGGCTGACTGGTGCCTTCCTTGTAGGTGTGGCGTTCCAATGATTCGATTACCTTCTTGCACTTAGGGTCTACAAACAAGCGCCGATGCCCATCCTTGGACAATAGACGCGAGTTTACGCTGTTTATCCTATCTCTTACCGCCGCGTGAGATGACCTTACTCGCACCTCAAATCCCGCGTTTTGCAGAATGGACAAATCCGTTCTACCCCCTGCGCTCGTTTTACGTTGACGCGAGGCAGGGTCAGGGTATATGACTATTGTACCATTTCCGTAGCGTGTGCGAATCTCTGCGACCATTTCATCTGTGTTACTGCCGAACATCACAACCTCATCGAATACGTGCAGTGTGTCGCCCTTACGAGTCATTAGGACGGCAGACATCGGATCAAGGTTAAAGTCCATCCCGACGTGAATGACAGAACGGTCACCGTCGTGTCTGATTACTGACTCTTCTCGCTTGAATGAGTAGTAAATAATGCCGCTGTAGTTGACGAATTGGGCTTCGTATTCTTGTTGGAAGGTACGGTCGTCAAGGTCTGATTTTGCCGATTGAATTTCTTCTGGTGGGACATTACCCCCTTCAATCGTTGTGTATTGATGCGCACTCCATCCGTCATCGCCATCGACTCCTTTTCCGTACAGATCATAAAAGTGATTGCGCCCTTTAGGCGTGCCAATAAAGAGGGCGGCTGATCCTTGCCTGTCTGACAGCGAAGGACGTATAACCTCGTACCATGCCTCTTTGCGCATATCAGCGAACTCGTCAAGCACCACAAAGTCTAGCGAACGTCCTCGTAGGTTGTCAGGCTTCTCAGCGCCTTTGAGTGCGATGGTAGAGCCATTCTTTAGCGTGATGCTTAACGATGTCTCGTTAGTCTTGCCAACGTACTCTCTAGGTATCTGGCTGGTCAGCATATCCCAAGCAATCTCTTTAGCCGCCTTGTAGGTCGGTGCCACATACCAGACGTTCTGATCGGGCTTGCTTAGTGCGCGGTTAAGTAGCTCTGCTGTGCTTAAGAATGTCTTACCGAAACGTCTACCCGCGACCACTACACGGAAGCGGGCAGGACAGGTAAAGATGTCAGACTGCGGCGGGGTCAGTTGCATTCGTAAGCTGTATGACGACAGGCGGCAGGTCAGTGACTTCGGTCTGCTCTTCTTTCATGTCTGGCAGGTACTTGTTGAGTAGTCTGATGCGTTGCTCGTTTGCAATTTTAAGCTGTTGAAGGCGCTTGTCGAAGTGCTGGTCAGACTCAGGGTCTAGCTGTTCGATTTTCTCAATGTTATCAAAGACGTAATCAAGCCGACCCCGCTCTGCTAAATAGCTTCTGAGTTCGTCCTGCCTGACACCTCTTTCTCGTTGCGCTCTAGTCTTCGCCATCGTCTATTGGTGACGGTATACCTGCGGCCCACAATAGGCCATGCGTTTGCCCGTCTCTTACCTCTCCGCGTTTGATGTCTTGGTCTGACATGGGGTACGTCTCTACCGCGCCGTCATCGAATGCGACGAGATAGCTACCTTCATTTCTTGGCATACTGCCTTGCTCTACAGGATGCCAGTCTATCGTTACGGTCTGCAACATATAGTGTCCCCCGCTCATATTATACCAATATATGCTAAAAAGTTGCGGACAATAAATAACGCCTATTTAATTGCCGCTAAATTACAGGCATAAAAAAGCCCGCACGAAGCGGGCAAGGGGTTTCTCACACCCAAGGAAGCTACGGACGGTAGCGTACTATCTCTAATGGTGGTTCTTCGTTACTACTGAGCTTCACGACTTTAAAGTCTGTCAGTATGGCGACGTCTTCTTGCCATCTTATAGCCATCGCCTCTGCCGCCCTCACTGCAATGATCCAGTCTTCCATGTCCTCGTTACTGAGCGAGACAAGCCTTTGCATAAATGCCTCGCCAGTCAGGATGCCCGTCCCTGCCATTTGTTTTCTCCCACAAGTCAACAAAGTCACAATAGATGTCTTCTTGAGCGACAGCATCTTCGTAATCACCTTGCCCGACTATCCCGAATGCTATCACTACTAGCAAGAAAATCACCGCATATTTGATGTTCGGATGTAAGTGCATCGACGTACCCCTTCAGTTTTGGATTGTTTTTTAGTTTTTGCAACGCTCTGATTTCGATCGTTCTGATTGTTTGACGGCTGACACCCATAACGTCTGCGATTTCTTGATGCGTCATGTTGTAGCCGAAGTCTAAAGCCCGCGCCATTAGTCCTCCCACACCTCTAGTGAACCTTCGTTCATGTCGCACAAGCTAAGATCGCCAGCCTTGTACGCCTCCATCTCTGATTCGTACTCAGGCTCAGACGTGTACGTCTCGCCACCGTCCCGACCAATGATTGTAAATCCCCACATAATTTTTCTCCCTTCTGATTGATTTATTGCTTTTCCTATTAACTCAGGTATTGGCGGCACTACCGCATTCCCTAAGCATTTAAGTCTGTGT